CAACAGATCCAGCACTAGGAAGACCAGCAATGATCTGTTCTGGTAGTGGCACTTTCTCTGTGATCTGAATACACTGGTTGCCAACTAACTGATAGTCAGTAACTTTCTTTCTAAACCCATCAATGTATGTGCCGACAGGTTCTTTTGCTGCCTGTGCTGCTGTAGGACAATCCACCTTAGCAGTAGCAGAGGGAGTTTTAGGTATCGGTAGATCAGGAGCAGCGGGAGCTTTAGGTTGCCTTGTATCTACAGCAGGACGCTGAGTAGGTAGCGTCTGATTGGGTTCAAAGTTAGGTGGATTATACGATGGCACCTGACCATCACAGAAGGTCATGTTACCTCTAGGATCTACCTGCTTGAGATCATCAGTCTCTCTCGTCTCCACACACCCAGGAATATCTACAATGGGAGATCCTATTTGTGTGGTGATGGGGACAGGCAACCCAGTAAATCCTGGTGGTATATTTGCTTCAATAATGTTTATTTCTGGAATAGGTCTTCCAGTTATCCTAATGTCATCGATCTCCATCGTCAATAAACAATTCTACAACTCCACTCCAGAGATGGAAAAAGAAAACATATAAAAAGAATTTGCCTTCAGCATCTCTGGACTTTCTTCTTGATGTAGTCATAATTAACAATCATTGAATACTTTACCAACTTGACTTCCAATATCAGATCCAACTCGTTGACCAAGTAGAGTCATCCATCCTGCTGCCAACCATCCTATATAGGGGATTCCCACCACCGCAGGGGCGATGGCACCAGCAGCGATGCTAGTCCCTGCCAGGGCACCTTGAGAGCGAGCTCCAGCGTCCGCCCTTATACACTGTTCGCTTTTCGCAAGGGACTTTCCCTCCGAATCCCCACCCCCCAAGTTTCTAGCACCGTCCATAGTATATTGATCTAGACGATACTCCCTACGTCTTTCTTGAGTGGGTCCAAAGAATCCACGCTTATCCCTATCCAATTCTAAGGATTTCTCAGATTCCAATACAAGAGGATCGTTTGCTTTATACCTAATTTTATATCCATCCCTGGTCGCTTCTACCTCATATGAAGAGTAGTCACCACCAGGGAAATTGATGACAGGAAAATCTGGTCTCCTAGTGACATTCATAAGATGACCTAGCACACCAATATGAGCAACACCGAAGAGTCCAAGTAATGCCAATCCAGCAATCTTTATTGGCGATCTTTTCTTAGTTGGTATTTCTGTTGGTGTTTCAGTCTTCTTAGTAGTCATGGGTTAGAAGGGGAGAGCGGGTCCTGTCGTCTTAGGAAGGGACGCACCACCTTGGGGAATAGCACCACCAGTTACTTCTGGCATCTTAGGCATAGCACCTTGAATCATACCAGGGAGAGCGCCAGCAACTGCCTCAGTCGCTGCTTTAGTTGCTGCTGTCTTTGCCTGCTCGATCAAAGCATCTTTATTAAGAAGCACATATGCACTACCACCAATGAGAGCAGCAGATGTAAGACCAGACAGAAGAGCGATAACGTTAATTACTTTTTGCATGATAGTTAGATAGTAGGCATTACGGGTGGCTCACCGTCCTTCTTAGGTGCAGTGGCAATCTGAATCGGGGCTTGCTCAATACGAATCGTTTGCGCTGGAGCCGTTTGCGCCGCAGCTTGGATGAGTTTCTCAAGATCTGCCTTGGAGACACCGCCAGGAGCACTGCCCTTGAATGTACCATCGCCATTCTTCTTTGCCGTCTGGACGCCAAAGGTAGCGAGCACCCCTGTAAAAACAGACGCGATAAAAGTGGGATCGAGTTTCTGCTCTGGGATGCCAAGTGCGGGCGGCAACTTAATGTAAGCAAGGGTAAGGATGCCACCAGACCAGACGAGGATACCAAGACGCACGAAAGTGCTAAGGATGGCAAGCTGTTCCTCGCTATCCCCAGCAGCTTCCTTGAGCTTAGCAAAAGGTCCTTTCTTCTTTTCGACCTCTTTGACCTCCTCTTTAGGAGTTTCTTTGACTTCTTCCGACATTAGATGAGCTGACGAGGCTCATCTATTTATCTGAAATCAAGCTTCAACTGGCTGTTTCTTTTTGCCAATGTTGTATTTCGATTCCAAAGTCCATTCACCCTTGTCCTTAAAAGAAAGGACTTTGATTTGATTAAGAGGTGCAAGGTCTTCGTCAGCAGCAGGAGTCACCTCTTCAATGAGACCCCAGTCAGACAGGAGACGAGCGATTCTATTCCTGCGTTGAAGGTCATTGTCTGTCAAGTTAGAAGGTTTGCCATCCAAAGCAAACAACTCCTTGAAGTGGACAATGTAATACTTACCCTTCTTGTGAAGAATATGACAAGACTGGTATAGTTTCTTTTCTTTGCGGGACGCCACGCCGATGCGTGTCAGTGTCTCTCTCACTTTCAGGAAGTCATCTGGTTCTTTAAGAATAACTTCAACCATCATGCTAGGAGACCATGTGATCTCTTCACTCATTTCAATCCTCCAGTATCCAACTTGGCTTTGATTACTTTAATTTGCTCCTTAGAGAGAATACGAAGGGCTTCCTTTGCTTTCTCAGTTGAATACCCATAATATTCCTTGACAATATCAAGATCTTTTGGCGTATCCTTTTTACCCCAGGAGGAAAACCGTTTCGATTTTCTAACACTATATAGGTAAAAGTGATATT